TCAAATCTTTTTACTTCAGAACTACCAAAATATAATTAATCATTTAAAATAAAAAAATAATTAAAAAAGATTAAATAATTTAAAATAATGCAAGTTTTCACTTGCAATTTATCTTAATATATATTATAATTAATTATAGAAAGTTAAGCAATTGTGTTTAGCTTAATAACCGAGGGAAGTTATCATGACTAAATCAACTACTCAAAGAAAAGAAGCAATGATCACAGCTCATCAAATAGCATCATTTCACAGCTATAATATTGACTTTGGCTCTTGTCTTAAAGCAGGGTGGTATTTAGTCAAGAATAATCTCAAATTTAATAAGGAGTCTATTATGACTGAATTAAGACAGCATCCAAAAAGAACTGAAGCTAGAACAACAGTGAAAATAACAATCGGTTCAAGAAGTTATGACTGGTATTCAGACTACTTAACTGTTAAGATTGCTAAAAGTGGGTCAGTTCCTATCCAATTAGGCAGTTTTACTTATTGGATGAAACCAGAACTTTGGAACTCAATTGTTGAGCAATATTACTCATTAAAAGCATTAAAAGCGATGAGAAGAGCATCTGAAGAAGATTCAAGCTTAATAAACAAAGTTGCTGAAATGAAAGAAGCACACCGTGAACTAAAAGAAAGAAATTACGAAGCAATATCAAATCATAAAGCATATTAATTAAATAACTGACTGTATATTTTTAATAACCGAGGGAGGTTGTCATGATACTCAAAGTGCTGTTAGATTTTTACAGAAATAAATAATAATACCAATAATTGAGTTCCTTAATTGGGGCTTTTTACTTTAAAGGGGAGATTATGAACATAAATTATCACGACATAGACGGGGCTTTATGCCTCACTAAAAAAGAATTCGTAAGTATAGCAAAAGTTCCTTTAGGAACCTTAGATTCGTGGATAGGTAGAAAGCAGATAGTGGTGATTAGGATTGGCAATATAGTTTTAATACCAAAAAATGAAGTAGAAAAAAGATTAAAAAAGATTAAAAAAGATTAAATAATTTAAAATAATGCAAGTTTTCACTTGCAATTTATCTTAATATGTAGTATAATAAGATTATAGAAAGTTAAGCAAGATCGCTTAACTAAAATGCTGGGAGGCAATATGAACGTGCGAACACTTGAAGAAATTAAAGAAATAGCATTGAGAAATTTAGTAGATGAAGTATTAGAGAATGGTTTAGAAGATGGATTGTCAATGTATAATATTGATGATAAGCTTAGTCTTGAACAATATGGCGTAGAAGATGAAAGTCTTGATATTGAAGACTTTCAAAGTGCAATTGAATCAAGCTCTTCATTAGAAGACTTTGAATCAATAAATTTTAGTATATCGATTAATGGATGCATGGTTGGATCAAAAGAGATTGATTTTAATAAACTAGAAAAGATTGATTATAAAAGTAATCAATCTGCTTATTGTGTTAGTAGGTCAGATGTTAATTATGTGGATTATACTCTTTATAAAGTTATAGAGACAGGAGAAGAGATTGTTATCGTAAACTCATACAGTAATAATGGACATGGATCTTTATCACGTTTAAATAAAATTACAAATGAAGACTGGAACGATATAGAATAAAAAAATAATAATCAGTATAGAGCCTCTTAATTGAGGCTTTTTTTTTCTGTACTTGTAGATCTTTTAAAAGTATGTTAATAATTAAATGTACTATTTAGAGATTTTATGAAAATAATGATGATAGATATTGATAAGATAATTCCATATGAAAATAATCCTAGAATAAATGATCAAGCAGTTTCTTTTGTTGCAGCAAGTATTAAAGAATTTGGCTTTAAAGTTCCAATAATAATAGATAAAAATAATATAATAGTTTCAGGTCATACTCGATTAAAAGCGAGTAAAGAATTAGGAATTAAAAAAGTACCAATTATTATTGCAAGTGACTTAACAGATAAACAAATAAAAGCTTTCAGAATAGCAGATAATAAAGTTGCGGAATTTTCTGCATGGGATTTTGATAAACTATTTGATGAAGTTGAAAATCTAAAGCTAGATTTCAAGATGGAAGATTTCGGTTTTACGGATCCTGATAATATTGATATTGATGGCTTTTTTGAGGAAACAGAAGCGAAAGAAAAAGAGGATAAAAGATGCCCTCATTGTGGTGAAATTATATGAAAATCTATTTAGCAGCGACAGAAGGCTCCTGTATTAAAGATAATTTTAACAACTTCTATCGTTTATCCAGTTTTGAATATATTAAGAAAGAAAAAGATTTTACACCTAATATATTCAAAGATTTTATATTAGATAGTGGTGCTTTTACTTTTCTGAATACGAAAAAGAAAAGTAAAATTGACTGGGATGAGTATATGAGTCAATATGCTGCATTTATTATTAAATATCAAATTAAAAATTATATAGAAATTGATATTGATTCTATTATAGGAATAAATCAGACAGAAGCATTAAGGCGTAGACTAGAGAAAAAAGTGGGCTGGCAATCTATGCCCGTATGGCATGTATCGAGAGGCTATGATAAATGGCTAGAAATATGTAGAGATTATAACTATATCTGTATAGGTGGTTTTGTTACGGGTGAGATTAAGAAAGAAAAATTACAGTTAATACCTAAATTCTTGCAAGACGCAAAAAGAAATGATTGTTTAGTACATGGTCTCGGATTTACTCGTTTTGACTGGATGAAGAGGTTGCGTTTTCACTCTGTTGACTCCAGTACATGGAGCGTATCTGCTAGATATGGCGAGATCAATCAATTTAAAGTTAAGGATAGACAGGGATATGTTCATAGGACTCAAAGAAATAGAAGTAATGAAGAGACAAGAATTAAAAATAGACAAGAATTATTAATACATAATTTCAGCGAATGGGTAAAATATTCTGAATGGGCGGAAGAGTTTATATAGGAGAAAAATGAAAAAAGCAATAGTAGTTTTATCGGGTGGTCAGGATAGTGTAACATGTCTTGGATACGCTATTAAGAAGTATAAACACGTTGAAGCAGTATCTTTTAAATATAATCAGAGGCATGAAAATGAGGTAGATGTAGCAGGTGAGATATGTAAGAAATTAGGTATAAAGCAAACAATTATTAATTTGCCATTCTTTAAAGATATTTCAGATAGTGCATTGCTTGATAATAGTGATCTTAATAGCAATCATATTAAAAAGAATCATCTTCCAGCTTCTTTTGTTCCCAATCGAAATGCAATGTTTTTAATGATTGCTCATTCTTTAGCACAAAAAAAAGATATTGATCATATTGTAACAGGTGTTTGTGAAACTGATTATTCAGGATATCCAGATTGTAGACAGGATTTTATCTCATCAATAGAAGAGAGCTTGAATATTGGATCTGATTCAAATATTAAAATAATAACTCCATTAATGTATTTATCAAAAGCGGAAGTATGGAAGTTATCAAAAGATATAGGAATTATTAATATTATTAAAAATGACACATTAACATGTTATGAAGGTGATTTAAAAATGAATGAATGGGGTAAAGGCTGCGGAAAATGTAAAGCCTGTGTATTAAGAAAAAGAGGATATCAAGAGTTTAAAAGGACTAACAATGTATAAAGTACAAAAAAGAATAGAAATATCATCAAGTCATTCACTAATTCTTGACTACGAAAGTAAATGCCAAGAGCTACATGGTCATAATTGGATTATTACTATATATTGCAAGAAAAAAGAATTAGATCAAAATGGAATGGTTGAAGATTTTACTAAGATTAAGAAAAAAATCAGTGATAGACTTGATCACAAGAATTTAAATATTATTTTTAAATTTAATCCAACCGCTGAAAATATAGCAAAATGGTGTCATGATCAAATTAAAACATGTTATAAATGCAGTGTACAAGAATCAGAAGGGAATATAGCAATTTATGAAGAATAAAACATATAAAATAAATGAAATATTTGAATCATTGCAAGGTGAAGGTTTTTATTCTGGTTATCCTGTTACTTTTATTAGATTTGCAGGTTGCAATCAATCATGCTTTTTTTGTGACACAGATCACACATGTAGAATAGAACTGATAGATAATGAAATAATTGAAAAGATAAAAGAATTTAAAAATAATATAATTGTACTGACAGGAGGAGAACCAGGATTACAAGTTGATTTTGAGCTTGTAGAACTATTTAAAAAGAATGGTTTAAAGGTACATATTGAAACTAATGGAACTATTAAACTACCTGAAAATATTGATTGGGTAACTGTTTCACCTAAAAAAAAGAAAGTTGTTGATCAAGAATATAATGAATTAAAAGTTTTATTTAATGATCAACAATTAGATCAATACAATTACATTGATTCAAAATACAAATACTTGCAACCAATTGATATAAATGGTCTAATGAATATTGGACAGACTATAAGTAAAATAAAGGAGGAAAAAGGATGGATCTTAAGCTTACAACAACACAAGATATTGAACATAAAATAAAAGAAATTCTTAATTTTATTGGTGATGATTCAGATCGAGAAGGTCTTATTGATACTCCTAAAAGAATGGTTAAAAGCTGGGGAAAACTATTCGGAGGATATAATCAAAATTCTAAAGATATTTTAAAAAGATCGTTTAAAGATGGTTCATGTGATGAAATGGTTATATTAAAAGATATTGAGTTTTTTTCAACGTGTGAACATCATTTTTTACCATTTGTAGGAAAAATATCAATCGGATATTTGCCTGATAAATCAGTTGTTGGCATTTCAAAACTTGCTAGATTGGTCGAGATTTATTCAAGACGTTTACAGATCCAAGAACGACTTGTCACACAAATTGCTGATGATATAATGAATATTGTAAAAGCTAAAGGTTGCATGGTTGTTGCTGAAGCTGTTCATATGTGTATGACATCAAGAGGTGTAGAAAAGCAACGTTCTAAAATGGTTACGTCTGCTATTCGTGGCAATTTTGATCAATTAAGTATTAGAAATGAGTTTTTACAACTAATTAAATAAGGTGTCAATATGGCTAAAAAAAGAGGAAGAAAAAGTAAATATGAAACTCTTAATATAGCTAAACAATTAGATCGTGTAAAAATGTGGAGAATGGAAGGATACACAGAAGAGTTAAAAAAAAAATTCAACAAACTACTTAAAAAAAGTGGATTCGAAATTCTTGGATTCATAGATCATTTCTTTTGTGAACAGGGATATACTGTATTGTGATTACTTGGAGAAAGTCATTTCGCTATCCATACTTTTCCAGAAAACAAAAGGAGCTATATTGAACTTTCTTCTTGCAACATTGATTATTACATAAAGTTCATCAGCATGATGGAATAGGAAATCACATGAAAAATAATAAAAAAAACAATAATAATAAAAACAACATAATACGACACACTAAAAAAAGAGCTATGATTGAAGCTCTTGAGGCAACTATGGGAATAGTGACAACTGCATCTAAAAAAGCAGGAATTTCAAGATCTACTCATTATGAATGGATAAAAGAAGATAAAGACTACGCAAAATCCGTTGATGATATTCTTGATATGCAATTTGACTTTGTTGAGTCTCAACTTTTAAAGAATATCAAAGAAGGATCAACAGCAGAAATTATATTTTATTTAAAATGCAAAGGTGGTAATCGAAGATATTCTGATAAAGAAAAAGAGCAAGAAAAAGAAGTTAAATTAAATGTTTCGATATCTGATACGAGTGATATCACAAGATTTTTAAATAAAATAGAT